ATGATAGAAATTAGGCATAAAAATATCAATTTATTATGGTGCGGGTTCCCGCACCTGTATAAAGTAGATGGATTTTACCCGCTAAAATTATGCTACAATGGTACGGCCGGATGGTGGGTTGACCGGAAAATATTTTTAAGCTACAACCAGGTTAAAAAAAAGATCAATGAATTTAAAAAGCAATCACATGAACAGAAAAAAGAAAACAGAAATAGGTTCATGCGGTTGTGAAATATCAGCCGCTAAATCAAAGCTGGGCAAATCAGTATTTATCTGTGCAAATTGTAAAGGCAAATGCTGCAGCAGGCATTATTACTTTAGTGTGGACGGCAATAACAGGGCAATTACTAAAACACTTTCCCGGATGGGTACTTGTTCAAAATGTTTAGGAAGGGAAATATGACAGATCTCCTGCAGGCATTGTAACCAACGTTAGACGGCTGTCTGTACGGTAAAATAAATTGTGAACTTTAAACTATAAAAAAAATGAAAAAAACATTAGGTGTGATAATGTCTGTTCTATTTTCTTCAATTTTCTTTGGGGTATTAATTTATTCGTCAGGGCTAAAGGCGGTATTAATTGCACTTGGATTAACTATATTAATTGTGGCGGCTGTTTCTTTATGTCTTTACCTTTTAACCGATGATTAATAAAGGCAGTATAGCAGCCAACTCATGCATTGACTTATCCTTTCACCCTACAGCGGCAAAGCTTTCACTGTTACTGTATCTCCCATAGGTACGGAAGTGTTTATTTCGGTAGGCACAAAAAGTACGTTTTTGGCCATTATCATATTAAACTGGTCCAGCTTGTTTATTAAAACACGATCGGCTTGTAGTGTAATAGTATATCGCTCGGGGCGTGTTTGTATTTCCTGCCACTCTTTATGCAGGCTGCCCAGGCTTTTATCAATATTTAAAGCCAGTGAATAATTGGTGAGCCCGGTGCCTACAAAATTGGTGCGGTGGTTAAAGCTTACGGGGTAAATATTTCCACCTATTACTTGTTTTTTAATAAAGAAAAGCCGGAGTGTGAAATTATTTTTAACAAGCACTTTCTTGTTATTAATATAGCAGCCCTTTTGCCGGGTGCATAATTTACTTAGTTTATTCTGCAGGCCTGTTCCTTCATCCATTTGCATATAACTGGCCAATGTGCCTGCACCTATAGTGCTTGCCTTATTCCCATTACCTACTTTTAAAGGGTGAAGATTTTCTGCGTATGCGCTCCACAAAACCGGGGAGCTGCTGCTATCGGCTACTACGTAGTAAGTATTTTCGGCCTCTACCATGGCAATATGATCGGTAGTGAGTGGCTGGCCAATATTTAAAGTATCCAGTTGTTCTTTGGTGGCTACGGTTGCCACCAGTGTTTTTTCTGTAATATCCCTCACAGCTTCACCAAAATAAGAATCTTCGGGGTCATGCTCATAATCCAGGGTATATCCGCCCTGTTCTTCTGTAGGCAAATATTCTGATGTAAAGCTGTTAAGCAGGTAATCGCTCACATCAAGAATATTCCTTTTATTTATAAAATCGGTACGGGATTTTAATAAAACATGAAATCCGCCGGTAAAGACGGGGTAAATGTTTAAAAATTTAAAAATACTTCGTAAAAAGTCCACTGCAGGTATATCCGGCAGATGATTGGCCGGTATAATTTTCCTGTTTGAATCTGTATAGCTGAACATATTGTAATCTTCTATACTCCTGGTATTGAAGATGAACAGTTCATCAAGCAGGGCGCTATCCAGGGCGTTTCCTTCAATTATGTAACCCAGCTCAGCAAGCAAAGCTTTGGTAATATATTTTGCCTTAAAAAATGGAATAGTACGGTAATCTACATATTCTGAAGTTCCGGGTTCTGCTTTCACCAGCGGGTCATCGCTGGTTGGCCGGTCCATCGTCCAATCATCTGTTCCGGCTCCGGTAATAATTATATTATTCACTGTATCCTGCACCAGGAATTCACCGTAATAGTTTTTTTCAGTGTCAAAATATTCCTGTATTACCAAGGGGGCAAAAGCAAAGTTATCATACTGAGGGAAAAAACCTTTTGAATGTTTAGTCGCAAATTCTCTGGATGATAGATCTTCTGTCCAGGCTATTGGACCTCCAAATTTAAAATCTTTCATCATGCGGCTGTTTACAGTATTGCCAAAAGCGCCTTTCTTTCCGCTGATATTGGCGGTGAACTTACCGGTACTGTAAGATAAAAGGCCATCCTTGCTCAGCAGATTGAGGCTGGATTCCAATAGCTCCGGGTAACCATCAGAAAAAACATCGCATTCCCAGGTGCTTATTTTATCACCCACATAGTTTTGCATGCGTTCAGAAAAGCCCAGCAATAATTTGTTATTGTCTGTCCAGGGGATCTCTATGGGTAGCGTGAATTCTCCCGTGCTCATATCTTCATCAAAAGCATCTGCAGGGCGGTTCATCTCAAGCTTGGTGCCTGGCAGCAGATCTAGTTTGCCGCCGTTCGACTTCAGGATAATTTCTAACATGCCGGCAAGTTAGCGGCATCCGGTTCTTTTGAAAAGGACAAAAAAAACAGCCCCAAGAGCTGTTCTTTCTAGTATAAAATCAACCTTGGCACCGTACTGTACTAAGGAGTTCAAAGATATAAAAACCTGTCCTTTTCTGCCTCTATTGCCCCGGGTAAATTGCGTTCATGATCAGCATTTCCCTTTTAATTGGCGGCGTAGAAAAACAGATACCTTTTCCGGAAGAATGGAACGAGTTGACAACCCCGGAGCTGCGCTATTGTATGCGCTCTATTATAGATCCGTATAGCAAGGTTAAAAATTTCACCTATTTCATGCAGAGTAGGGCCAAAGCTAATGGTATAAAATTGCCTGAGGGGTGGCAAAGCCGGTTAAATATTGATCAGGCTTCTGTGTTGTGTATTGATGCGTTGGCATTTTTGTTTGATACTAATACCCTTACCAAATCACCTTTTAAAAGCTTACGTGCCGGTAATTTTTTGCTTTCCGGTCCTGCTGATGATTTTGACGATTTTACCTGTGGCCAGTTTGAGTTGGCCATGCCAAGCTTACACAGGTTTAAAGAAACAGAGAACGCAAAGTATTTGTTTGAAATGTGTTCTTACTTTTTCAAAAAAAATAACCAACCGGTAACTGAGCAAAGTAGTGCCGAGATAATGCCATTGATGGCAAAAATTCCTACTGATATTTTGCTTTGCATGTACAGTTGGTTTACAGGAAATTTAAGCCGGTTGCCGTTGATGTTTCCCAATATATACGCAGGTAGTGCAGAGTCTGATGAAGTAGATTATACAGCATTTACAAAATTAATTCACGCCGGTGCAGGGGATCGTAATGGTACCCGGCAGCAAATACGTTTGCTGCCGATAAAAGAATATTTATTTGATATGGAGCTGTTGGAGATAGCGGCGCAAAAACAAAAAGAAGCCAATGCTAAAGACTAGTGATTATTTTTCGTACTTCAGAAATTTAGCTGTTTCTCATAAGGATTTGCAGCATGACCCTGCCACAGAGACGGGTAACGGACCTGCAGGCAGAAAAAGGTTTGCCCGGTTTAGTGTAGAAGAAATCATTTCGGGCATCACCGATAAAATAAAATTCCCTGCCCTGCTGGTAGATCAGTTTGAATTAAAAACTGTTCCGGGTGGATTAGATCCGGACGAGCTTTACGCAGGCGCCCTTACTGTTTTTTCAACAGCCGATCCGGAATCAGCGGCGCAAATAGAAAAAGCCTTTGATGAGTCAGCGAATATTTTGGGTGACATCATCCGAAAGATGTACCAGGATCATGAAGGCAATGGAGTGGATATGTGCAACTCGCCATTTGAGCGGATATTTTTCGACCGCCTGCAGATCATGCCGATAGGTCCTGCCCTGGATTCGCAATTTGGCTGGCGCTGTGAATTTGAATTCAGGCTGCGGCACAAAGTAAATATTACGGTACCGCCTGCAGCAGGCACATTTTTATAAGCAATGAGCGATTTAAAAAAAGCATTCATACTGCAATCTGTGGAGGAATACCTCCGGCTGGTGGCTGAAGCTTTGCCTGTTTCATTGCGCAAAAAAAAGATTGGAATTACTGATGAGCTCATAAGGAGCATCAGGACTCAGGCGTCACAACAGGGCGAGGGAGCGGTTGGTAAATTATTCTTTAACGAGTCCGGACGTTTTGTAGATATGGGCGTTGGCCGAGCCCATCCATTGGGCGGCGTAAAAGCTGTAACGGTGAAGTTGCTCAGTCAAAAAAAGGAAGGCATTGCATTAATGAAAGCTTCAGGACGTAAGCCCAAAAAATGGTATAGCCCGGTTGTGTACGCAAAACTGAATTACCTGGAAAATAGATTGCTCCATGGATTTACCGAGGAAGCAAAGAAAGAACTTGAAAAAATGAAACCCTAATGGAATTTACTTTAATAAAAAAACCGGATCTGCTGAATTGGAGCGGCAACCCTATAGCCTATGCTATTGCCTGCGCTCCTTATGGTGCAGTACAGGCGGCTTTGGATATAAAGGTGCAGGTAACCGTGCAGGTAGAGATAATGAGAGGCAGTGGCCAGTTTATAGACATTAGAACTGAAGTGCTAAGCCCCAATGCCGAAGGAATTGTAGGTATTGATATCAGCAGCCTAACGTGGCCATATTTGAAATACAGTTTTCCAAAATTAACTACTTTGGCTTGTGGCCGTTGCGATGACCAGAGCCGCAAATTTAGAATAAAATGGAAATCTGTAATTGGTTCAGATGTGGGAGATGAAGAAACCTCTGAGGCTTGTTTGGTTTGTAAAGGGGGCTTGCCTTACGACGGAGCGAAAATATCAGACAAATGGCATTATGCTACAAATGAGAAATTTATACCCTTACATACAAGCCACCGGTTAGATCCGGAACAGCCGGCGTTCGGAAGCTTTCTGTATATAGGCGATGCGGTGATTGATTCCCCAACATTTGATTGTACCCTTACAGTATATGACGAAGATTTACCAGCTACCACACATGCCATTCCTTTCGACCTGATATTTGGAGATATTTTTTACATGCCTATAAAAAAACTATCAGATCAGGCGGCGCCAGACATAGTAGAGAAAATTAAGATTGGGTTTAAAAATGGAGCTACCCTTCTTATGGAATCGGGTTTTGAGTACGAGAACAGGAAAAGCTATAAAACAAATGATCTTTTGTTCATCAACAGCCTGGGGGGTATAGATTGCTTGCGGGTATATGGTGAGCAATCCATTTCTGGAGATTATGAACAAAGCATTTTAAAATTGGCCGGCAGCAATCGTATAAATACAGATATGCTACCTGCAGCTTTTTCTGAAACCCCGGCTTTGGTAAACAAAAAATGGCATGGCAATACCGGCTACATCTTAAAATCAGATCATGATTTATTGCAATCTTTAATGCTGCATAGGCTGGCGTATATGGTGCAGGATAACAGGCTATTGCCTGTAATTGTTATAAAAAAGAGCCTCCCGGGGCCTGTAAGCAGTTCTTTTTTGTTTGATGTCCAATTAGAGTGGCAAGAGGCTAATGACCATTATTATTTTGCGCAATTGAGTACGGGTGATTATACTGAAACCTCTTGCCCGGCTTTATTAATATTTACAGCCGTACAAGAAAATTCAACTTCATTAAGGCTGGGCTGGAGCTGCCCGGATCCGTATAGCAAAGTGTTCGTAAATATAAGCAACGGAGATCCCGGGGATGACCAGGAAGTAATTCTAACCGGCCTTTACGGTTCGCAAATAGTGCTTATTTCTTTTACCGGGCATATTACTATTACTGCAAAATTATTTTGCGGGTATAATACCACCCTGGCCGGCGTTGTAACTCCCAATTATGGACCAGCCAGTGAAATTGAGATTGATTTAATTGCAAACAGGCCACCCACAGCTGTGAACGATAGTTTAGAGATTACCGCAGGGTATAATACTCCTAAGTTACTGGCTGGCAATATACTGGCGAATGATTACGATGCAGATGGCGATGATATTGAAATATTGCCGGCATCAGGCGCTACATTACAAGGCGGGTGGTTTAATATAACAGCCGATGGAAAAGTGTATTATAAGCCTCCCAGCTCGGCATTTACCGGAACAGACCAGTTTAACTATGTGGTTAGGGAAGTGGCAAATCCAACCAGCAACGATGGTGGAATTTGTCTTATAAATGTGATATCAGGCAGTGGATCGGAATTGGTATATGCAAAATTAACCGATAATATGACCGGTTCAGGTCAAAACCAGGTAGTAAGTGTGTACATCAATACCTATGCTGATGTATTATGTACGGTACCTAAAGATGTTACATCCCTGGGAATTAGTTTTAATTATAAAAAAAGAGAGATTGTAACAAGAATGCCCGGTAATGTACTTGTTACAGATATAGAAACTACCGAAAATAAAGTAGGTACTGGTACGGCTACTTTAATTTTCAACGGCATCATGGTATATATTACGCCAAACCCCGGGTACTTTCCGCAGCAATTATTACATGTTATAAAATTCACCATGCTTGCAGGTACAAATTATATAATGGCATAAAATGGGAAAAACTTCATTATTACCACCGGCCACAACGCCCCTTACCGGCAATGAGCTGGTAGAGATCGAGCAGAAAGGTGCGCCAAAAAAAGTAGCCGTCACAGAATTGGGTGGCGGTGGTGGTGGCAGCATGGTTTACCCCGGTGCCGGCATTCCTGTATCAACAGGATCTGCCTGGGGAACTTCTATACCTGATGGCACAGATGGGAAAGTTTTAACCATGGTTTCGGGCGCTGCTGCCTGGGCAGATGCTCCTATTGGATTGCCAAGTATGACGGGCAACAGCGGCAAGTTTCTTACAACTGATGGAACAGTGGCCAGCTGGGCAAATTTAATAGCGTGGGGTACTTCAGGGAATGCTGGAACGGATGGAGGTACTTCTAATTTTATAGGTACTACTGATAATAAGGATGTTTTAATCAAAACTAATAATAAGAAAATAGCATGGTTTACTAAAGAAGGTGGGCTTGTTTTAAATCCAACAGAGTCTTCGACTTTGCACTATACTTATGGAGGAGCGAATGCACCGTTGACAATAGTCGCAACTAACAATAGTACAGATAACAGAGTTATGTCCATAGGCAGAGCAGTTGTAAATACTGTTGAGTGGTGGCGAATTGTCGGTGACAATAACTTTAATACATTGAGTTTTCAAGCTAACAACAGTGGGTTTAAAGATGTATGGAGGATGAATAAATCAGGCTATCTAACATTAGGAAGCTCTACTCCGGCAAGCCTAAAAGATAACGATGGAACGATCAGAAATGCTACTGAAGGGAATTTTACATCTACGGGTCTTTTTCTGTATGCGCCTTCAGGAACTGAGCCTAAAATAGAATTTTGGACACCGATGTCTATTCAAGCAATGAGGGCGAGAATATCTTCAATTGATTATCCAGGAATAAGCCGAGCAGGCATTTTGCGATTTACAGTTAATGCAGGAGGCGTAGGTTATTCCAATATTAAAGAAGTTTTAAACTTAACGCCAAAGTCTGCCGTTTTTGGCCCTTATACTGATGATAATTTATCTGCGGCGGTAGTAATAAGTTCAACCACTCAAGGCTTTCTTCAGCCTCGCATGCAATTATCTGAATGGACTGCAATTTCAAGCAAAGCAGAGGGATTACAAGGATGGAACACAACTGATCATGCTCAAATGTGGTACGATGGAACAAGGAATATAGGCTTTAGATTTAACGGAACAAAATTTCAGGGGTACGATGGAACTACCTGGGTGGACTTAAATTAATTAAACAACAAAATAAAAACAAGAATATGTCACAGCTTACTTTATCACAGCGTAGCACGATAGCTTCTAATCCGAATTTTCAAAACAGAATCGGTATGGCCGTTAAAAAGACAGCCAGCTATTGGCTGCAGTTTCCACTCGATACCGTACAAAAGTGGAACAAGGCCAATAAAAAACGCAAAGAGTTTGCGAGGTATATCATGAATGGGAACGTGCTGGTATCGATGTTCACGTATGCCGAATACCTGCTTACAAATTATAACGAAGAAAACCCTGATGTAATTGGAGCGCCTGATATTAATGCTGGGCAATTATCGGATAATGCAATTACCGACAGCAGCGCATCGGCATTAGCGTTTGATTATTTCGCCGGTGTGCACCCGGGCGATGAAACAGAACCAATCATTTTTTAAAATAAACTACATGAATACATTGAATTTTCAAATCCCAATGCTCAATATAGATGGCGTTGAGGTAAACCCACCACGTTCCCTGGCTTCAGCATTAGCTGAGTTTATTGGTTTATCAACCAAAGGCAGGGCATTGAAACTTTACGGATGGTACAAAACGCTGCAAACAGATGGAGTACTAAATTTAGACGATGCAGATATGCATGAATTAAAAGAGTTGGTAGAAGGCAGTGAGCAAATGTACATATTCGTAAAGGGTCAGATATTGGATGTGATGCTTAAAAAATAACTGTCCTTTTTAAGCCCGGTTTCTCGGTTGAATTTGCGCTCATAATCCTACCGATATGAGCGTAAAGACCGATGTCATTAACCTGCAGATAAATGTCAATTCTAACCAGGCACAAAATCATCTGAACGAACTCCGCAAAAAAGCAGATTCCATCCGGCTGAGCATGGATGGGCTGAAAAAAAGTACCCAGGAGTATAAAGACAAAGCGAAAGAGCTGGCTGCAGTTACTTCCCAGATGGATGAATTGAAAAGATCCATCGGCCTTACAGCGTTGAGCCAAAAGGAGCTTGAGCGTGAGCTTACAAAGCTTCAGCGGCTAAAAGGCAGTGTGGCGCCGTTCAGTAAAGAATACAAGGAGCTGGCATCGCAGATTGACAAGGTAAATGACCGGCTCTATGAAGTGCGAAATAACGTAACCGGCTTTTCTAAAATATTTAGCAAAGTAAAAGATGAGGTGAAGCAATTTGGCGCCCTGGCCGTTGCTTACCTTGGTTTTCAATTTGTTTCCGATCAGTTTAAGAATATCATTAACGGTGCCGGGAAGACCAGCGACCAGCTGGCAGATCTTCGCAGGGTTAGTGGCCTTACTGCAGATGAGGTAAACAAATTAAATAAAAGCCTTTCAGGGCTTGATACCCGAACCAGCACAGGATCCCTTCGTGATATCGCCATTATTGCAGGTAAGCTTGGCGTTGCAAAAAATGATGTGCTTGGCTTTACAGCTGCAGTAGATAAACTGGTGGTTGCCCTGGGAGATGAATTAGGCGATGCCGATCAGATCACCACGCAGCTCGGTAAGATCCTCAATGTATTTGATGGCAAAGTAAATGGCGACAATATTACCAAGTTGGGTAATGCTTTTGTTGTGATGGCCAATGCCGGCGTGGCCAGTGGTGGCTATATAGCAGACTTTACGCAACGTGTGGCGGCTGTTTCAAAAGCTGCTAACCTTGGCCTGGGTGATGTGGTAGGTTTTGCTGCAGGTTTGGAAGAGATGGGTTTGAAAGCGGAAAGTTCCGGAACAGCATTTCAAAAAGTGCTGGGCGATATGGCCAACGATCTGCCCAAAGCTGCAAGGCTGGCCGGTGCCAAAACAAAAGAAGAGATCGGTGCATTTATTAATCTCTTTAATAATTCGCCTGAGCAGGCGCTGGTGAAGTTTGCCGAAGGCTTGGCTAAAAATAAATCCGGATTTGCCGAGATGACGGCCAGCATGAAAGATGCGGGAGAAGAAGGAGTGCGTGTTATTACATTGCTCAGCACACTTGGGCAAAATGGTGATTTTTTCAGGAATAAATTGAAGATGGCCGGCGATTCTCTTAAAGATAACGCAGCAATTACGGAAGCCTTTGCTTTAAAAAATGAAAACCTTGGCGCCAGCCTGGATAAGTTGGGCAAGGAGTTTAACCGGTTCACGAATTCACCGGCTTTAAAAAATTTTTTAATTGGAGCTGTTGATGGGATTCGCAATTTTATTCAGGCTTTAAAATCAGTTCCGGATTGGATAAAAGATAATATCTATTGGCTTGGCCTGCTCAGCACCGGTTTGTTGCTGATGAATGCGAATTATATAAAGGCTGCTTTTGCCATTTCAAAGAATACAGGATCTCGTCTTTTAAATACTGCAGCCATAAAGGCAGGTTATGCTGCCGGTGCATTGGATAATGCAATCACCGTTACAGGTACAGCAGTGAAAACAATTTATTCTACAGTAATAAGCCTGCTTACTGGCAGGATAGCACTGGCTACTGCAGCTCAGCGCATCTGGACAGCAGCATTATCTTTAGGGTTAGGTCCCATTGGTATATTAATTACATCTGTGGCGCTGCTTGGTGGCGCCATTGGTGCGCTTGCCTCGGGATTTAAAGACAGCAATACTTATGCCTCTGCTTACAATGAAACGCTTAAGGAAAGTGCCAAAGAAACGGCGAAACAGAAAAGCGAAATAGACTCATTGGTTGCTGTTATAAAAGATAGTAATATCAGTTTAGAAACAAGAAAATCTCAATTACAAAAACTTATTGATATAAGCCCCGAATACCTGGGCAGGCTTACGTTGGAGAATATTGCTACTGCAGAAGGTAAACGCATACTGGATACATATAATAAAGCGCTTGAAACAAATGCAAATTTGAAAGCTGCAAGTATTTTAAAAGACAAAGAATTTGAGAACAATACCCGTTTAAAAGCGCTGAAACAGGAACTGGAAGTAGCGAAGAAACTCGGGCTTGGTTATGGTGAATTATCTGATGATGCGAAAAAAGCATTTTCCTCTTTTGGAACAAGTGTAGGCCGAACAGCATTTACTGCGGATCTCCTAAACTTCGACATCAGTGAATCTGATTGGAAAGAAGTATTTAAAGACATTGATGCCGAGATGGGTAAATCTCAAACGAAGCTAAATGCTTATACTCAAAATTTAAAAGACAGAACTTCTGATGTATCAAATGCACGCCGGACATTTTTATTAAGAGAAATTACGGCCTTTCGCCAGGAGATGAACAATTTGGAGAAAGGAACTGAGGCCTATACCAAGGCAAAAGCCAAATATGATGCAGCCTGGAAAAAGTATAGCAGCGAATTTTATGACCAAAATAAAAAAACTACAACTACCAGCCCTGATAATACCAGCAATACCGATGATGCGTCAAAACAGGCGGCAGCTGAAGCAAAAAGGCTTCGGGAACAAAAGCAGAAAGAATATGAACAGCTTTTAAAGGATGCAAAAAAATTCCGGGAAGAACTTGACAAATTAAAACAAAAAGCAGAGAGTGGTAACCTTTCAGAAAAAGATAAGGAACTGGAACTGGTGGAACAGCAATACCGGGAACTAACCGCTAGGGCGGTAAAATATTGGGCATCTACTACGGCAGATGGCAAAAAAGCGCTTAAGGATATTGAAGAGATCCGCATGCAGCAGGTAACTGCCATAATGAAAAAATATTTTGATGCCGACTCGGCAAATGAATATAGTGAAAGTTTAAAAAACAGCGAAGCTTTTTTTGATGATCTACGCCGCCAGGAAGGGGCAAGCTATGCAACTGGGAAAATAAATAAAGTAGAATATGAAAAATCGTTAAGTGACATAGAAGAGCGTGAAACCGCCAACCGGGTACAAATTGCTACTGATTATAAAGACACCGTACAAAAAGCTGCAGCAGATCTCACGGTCTTTCTTGCTGCCCAGGGCGACAAGCGGGTAAAAAAAGCGATTAGCGATGCTGAGAAAACCAAAGCTGCAACCGAAGCAGAGATGCTTGCCGGCCTTAGGCTGGCGGTTGCTACGGCGCCCAATGGGAGTAAAAAACAGTTGGATGCCAAAAAAGATTTGTTGAAAAAACAATTTGAATTAGACACCGAGTACCTCGATAAAAGAAGTAATGCTTATAAATTAAAAGAGGAACTTTTAAATAATGATTTGGAGCAGTTGGCCGTAGATAGTTTTAAAGCTAAAATTGATGCTATGCTGCAAATAGCAGATTACTTTGGCCAGGCGCTAAGCGCTGTGAACACCTTGATCTCAAACAAGGAAAACAACAGCCTGCAAAAAGATAAGAAAAATAATGATATCCGCCGAAACCAGTACAAGCAGCAGCTTGATTCAAAACTAATAAGCCAGGAACGGTATGATAAAAAGATTGCAAAACTGGAGGCTGACCAGGAAAAACGGCAAAAAGAAATTGCCCGAAAGCAAGCAAAAAGAGAAAAGGCGCTCTCTATTTATAGCGCTATTCTTTCTACAGCCCAGGCCATTGCCGGGCAGCTGGCTATGAAGCCGGTTGGCCCATGGAATATTGCCCTTGCTGCCGTTATGGGGCTACTGGGCGGGATACAGGTAGCAGCCATTGCAAGCGCCCCACTGCCGGAGCTGGGAACCGGTGGTTTGCTGCAACGAGGTCCTAAACATCGGGACAGCCAGAAAGGGCTGCATGTAGTAAACCCGCTGACCGGTAAAACAGAGATGCTCCTGGAAAGGGATGAAGCTGTGATTGCTGCCAGGGCAATGAACAGCAGCAGGCAGATGACTGTGAGCGGTACGCCCAGGCAAATAGCTTCAGCCATAAATAGTGCGCATGGTGGCGTAAGCTTCAGTGCAGGCGCCCGGGTAAAATGGCATACTTCGCCTACACCTTCATTAAAGCCATCCTTTGTAAAAATGATGGCCACCGGCGGCCTCATAGGTAGTAATGGCATAAAAGCCGATAATAGCCTTGCAAATGACTATAGCGATATGTTTTTTGCATTGATAGCCGAGCAGCGGCAAATGCGGGCAGATATGGCCAGCTGGCAAACTAATCTAAAAGCTCATATTGTTCTTAGCGATTTTGAAGCCAAGCGAAACCTAATGGATAGAGCCAGAGCGACCGGGGCAATAAAAAAGGGTTAGCCGATGATTTTTTTAAGTTCATCTTCTGTAACTCCTTTCAGTTCCAGGTCTTTTTTCATCATGCGAATGATCTTCTCCTGGTTCTTCACCATCTCATCAATGCGAAAAACCCACCGGTTGAAGAACAAATAAAAGATGATGCAAATAATAATAAACAGGATTAGTTCAGCCATTCCCATGATTGTTGATTTTGGTGGTTAAAGCAACAAATATATGAGGAATTTCAGCATCTAGAAAGCAGAAAACAGATTGCAGCAAAGGCGGCGCCCATAATCAGGTAGCTTTTAAACCTGTTTGAGATGTTATTATGGTCATTCATTTGGCAAAAAAATAATAGAGAACGATTGCGATCAGGACTAAGCCGATCATGCAGCCTGTATTGGATATTTCAGGGGCTTTTTCATCTGTTTTTTGTCCGGGTTCAATGTCTTCAACATTTTCAATCTCCGATTTTTTTTCAATGGGCTTTGGTGCAGCACCTTCACCCGGTTTAAAACGATGCCCACAGCTTAGGCAGGTAATTCGGATTTTTCCGCTACCTATTGCACCGGCAAGCAGGCCGATGCCGCCGGTAAGTAAGGCGCCGCCGATTGCCTTGCCGGCACTAAAGCCTTTTTTATTTGCTGTTACTTGGGTCGAAGTGCATTTAGGGCACCTGATCGGCGCAGGATCTTGTTCCTGATTCATGTATAGATGTTTTGGGTAATAAAAGTAAATAAAAATTTTCCTGAATTCAAAAAGAATCCTATTTTTGAAGTGCCAACACATCGTACATGACATTTCAAATTAAATTTTCACAAACCAATTGCCCCGGATACGGTAGTCAATCCGTAGACTTTCTCGCTTCATTGTGTGATGTGTTTGGCACCGGGGCAGTTGGCTTAATATCTTACAACCATGCCAAACGCATCACAAACCAGAGCCGAAGGCTCAGCAAATCACATTGAATTTAAGTATTACGAACGCAATGAGCCCGAACGCTGGCTCCCTTCAGCTCTCTCCATTCCCAATGAGCCTGAAGTAATTCCCATCCACAAAACAAGCCGTTTTAATTTATCGCTGCTACTCTGTCCGGGAGATTTTATATACAGCCTTTACAGCGGCACTTATGATGTGGTTTCAGAGATAACCACTCAATTCATTTACGTTGGCGGCAAGCATTATAATTTGACCGGCGCTATAGTGCCCGGCGGTGCCTGCCTGTTATTTCCCGATGAAAGAACCTTGGGTTGGGAGAATTTTAAAGGCAGGCTTATGAAAGTGCCTATTTCATCAAAATCGCCTGAATTTAACCTCACCCGCATATTGCAGGTTGGGTGCCTCGTTCTTTGCCTGGATGTGCTGAAGCTGCAAAAGGTAACGAGCATTTCTCAGGATAGAATTATTGCCGGAGAAAGTGCATATAATTTTAAAGGCATTGATATTAGAACCGGTGAACTTGGAATTTTAACACCTCACTCAGGCGGCAATTGGGAAAATTACTTTCCGGACTTTGGTGAGTTTGCGCCAGATGATACAGGCAAATACAAAACGATGCCTAAATATTTTTCATTGCAAGGCAAAGTAGAAGTAGGCGATCAGGTATATAGTTTACTCACCGGCACTATGGAAACTGTTGTGGAAACAGACGAAGTAGGTTTCAGAACCGATTGCGGAGCTTTTTACTGGAACGGAACGGTGCATCCTGATAGTGATGACTGCCTAGTTTATCCTTCGAAATATAATAGAGATTGGAATAGCTATAGATCATAAAGAAGCAAAGTACATCGAATGTATGGCCTGCCGCTAACCAAAGCCCTGTAGTGACGACTCGGGGCTTTTTTATTGGCTTTTTGCCCGGTTTCAATATCTAATTTTTGTTTAATGGGCTTTGGTGCAGCACCTTCACCCGGTTTAAAACGATGCCCACAGCTTAGGCAGGTAATTCGGATTTTTCCACTACCTATTGCGCCGGCTACCAGGCCGATGCCGCCATTAGGTAAGCTCGTGTTTTTGCAAAGCGACAATTTCATTTTCGTAACCCTCTTTCAAATTCTTCCTATCAAGCGTGTACCGGCTAACACTGCATTTATGAGCGGCAAGCTATCAGAGTAACTGATAGCAGTGAAAAATAAATTGAGTGAAATATTATCTAATTGGTGCCTTGAAGATCAGCCCCATACTGTCTCCAAAATTCTTGGGCTTCTTTTAGAAATGGGTGCTTTAATAAATCGGCTTCATCAATCTGGTCGTATAAATCAACTATGCGAAATGTTGCCGGGGTAGTTTGAACAACTTGAATAAGACAGGCAGGGAATGCCCTGTGCAAAATAAATAATTCATTTATTGTATGGTCGGGAGCGAAAAGAAATTTATTGCCAATCATTATTCAAAAATTTTTTTATAGTCAATTTTAAGCACATCGCATATTAAAACAAACTGCTTCATACCCAGCCAAAAATCTGCCTGTTCTGCTCTTACAATGGTGCGCAAGCCCAGCCCGGTTTTTTCAGCAATATAAGCCTGTGAGTAGCCAAGCTCTAACCTTCGTTGTTTTAAGAAGCCCGCTATTATCTTGCGGGCTTCCTTTAATGTTTTTTCGTTCATTTAAGATATATTAAAGCGGCTCCAGTTTGTGTTATTAATAAACTATTTGCCGATTGAAAATATTCCACTTTTTTGTTTCGCTGTTGCCACTTCATTATAATTATACTGCTGCATTAGGCCAAATTGCTTATCGGTAATTATAAGAATGTCGTAAGCCTTTTCAAGCCCTTCAACTTTGCAGCTTTCTTTTAATTTTTTCAAATCGCTGGCATGGCGCAAAAAACATGAAACGGCTTTTTGATTCGTTTTATAATTTACCCTGGCCCAGCCTTGTTTTGAAAATTTTGTACCGTCTTTTTTTGTTGCGATACCTTTTGTGGGGGTTGCGATTGCCCAGAAAATTTTATATGCTGTAATCATTTTGTTTTGCCCTTTTTTGTGTTCGGTGTTGCGGGTCACCGTTTTGATTAATTATACAGCAAAGATATGTGCCAAATTTGACACTACCAAATATTTAGTAAATTATTTTTTACTAAGTTATTCACATTTTTGACATAAAAAACCCAGCCATAGAAATGGCCGGGGAAAACGAATACATGAAAAAAACTAATCGTCAAGCCATTGGCTAATGCTGTAGATGCCGCCGATCTGCCGGATGCGCATGTAAGTGCCATTGCCTTCCCGGCTGTTTTGGCTGTTGGTATTGCCCTCAACGGAGTAGATCATGCCGTTGCCGGTAATACCGTGGAAGAATAAAGTATGCCCTATTCTTTTTAAAGATTTGTAATAAATAGTTGCCACATCGCCAGGCCTGGGCTGCTTTAACCACTTACCTTTATAATAAACCAGGTGCCCCGGGCGGTGGGTGCTTGCTGCCATAGCATTGATGGCCTTTGCTGAGGCAACGCCAGCGTTTAACAAACACCATTTTACAAATGCAGCGCACCAGGCGTAACCAGCGCCTAAGCCTACTGTTCGCAAAAATGCTTCCACCTGCGGCCCATCATTGTGGCCGGTGGCTTCACGCACACTTATTTGAGATTTATATATTTCAATTAAATGGGTGCGTTGAGGGGAATAAATTTGAGAAAAACTATCAGTGCCATGGTAAGCAAAACCAAAAGAAAGAAGAAGGCTAATAATAATCTTTGCCATGTTGTAATATTTTTAAAGTCGGAGAAAGAGAAATTGTTGTATTCTGGCCCTTTTTCGTAATGATTTTTTTTGCCGTAAATATAGTCGTGCAACTTTCGTGTATTAAACCACATGCCCAGACGGGCAATTGCGAAAAGGCCGGCCATTACACCTGCTGTAGCAATGAGAGGCTGCAGCCAATTGATGCCAAAGTATACCATTGGCATGTTAAATACCTGCGGCGGACCGTAGTTTACAAATAAGTAGGCAAAGAATGCGAATGCCACCGACCATATCCAGTCGTGCATGAAAAGGAAGCGTTTAATTTTACTGGCTATTCGATGCCAGTTGATTTCGGTTATATATTGCCGGATTTTTTTCATAGTAGGATTATTTTTTTTGTGATAAAACGGTTTTTAAAAATATATATTCCGGCAGGAAGCGAAGAGATACTAATCTTTGATTTACCCTGCATTAACAAGCCGGCTTTGAGCGTGCGGCCCAACACGTCAATTAGTTGATATTCGCAAATCATACGCTGGTTTAAGTATATGTATGATCTGTCGTGCGAGAATTGAATAAGAGGCTGTGCGGGCTGTACCGGCGCAGGTAGCGGTGTAATGGAAAGTACATCACTATTATTCTTTTCTTCCAACCACTGATAGATAGTTTTGCCACCAAAACTTTGAGGCTGTACGCCCTGGCCTCCGTAAAATTGGTTAAAGCAACAATGTCCGCCGCCGCCGAAATTGGTTACATAATAATCGCATGCCATGCCCATCGCATCTTTTATTTGCTGCATGCCCCGCCAGTCGTTTATTTGTTCGATGGCGAGCTCCTGCCCTCCCATTGCTGCCCAGTCTGTAAACCGTTGCGGATATGGAGCTGTGCTCCCATACTGATCTGTAGGGATTACTCCTTCAATATTTATCACAGTATGCGCTCTCTTTAAATAGCTGTAATCATCGGGCGCTGGTTTATAAGTTGCATAAATATTGGCCATCCAGCCACCATGAGAGAGGCCGGTTAGATTTATCCTGGTTGTATCTATCCGGTACCATTTTATAAAGCTATCAATGCGGCTATTAATCTCAACAGGCGAAGGGTATGCAGTTGGTGGCTGCAGGCTTACAATGAAAAACCCGGGTAATGGATTGCCCCCAGACTGTATGTATGCGTGAGGACCATGTACCAAAAGTTTGGTGATGTTGTTTCCTACTTCGCCAAGCCCCGGAAAGAAAAACAAAATCGGATACTTTTTTACTGTCATGTTGTAATCGACAGGTGGTTGAATGAGGTAATTCCACCCATTAACCTGTTGGGCGTTGCTGCTGTAAAATAGCAATGCGCACAAAATTGGTAAGATTGTTTTCATAGTGATTTTGGCAATTTTAAGTTTTACGAGAAAATAAATAATGATGACTACAAATAGCCCTAAGCCCAGGCAAAGCGATATGATCTGCCAAGGGGAGAATACCTGCACATTGGTATCAGTTTGTTTTTCTTTTTTCTCTTCCTGCGTTTCTAAGGCCTGCGCCTTCCAGCCGCTATCAATTGTATTGCCTTTGGCTTCTGCAGATCTTTTACCGCTTTCCCTAATAATTACTGCAGGTGGCGGGTATGAATTGTAAAAATTATTGATCGTTGTATCCCTGCCCTGGGGTTGGAAGTAGATTGTCTCTCTGTAATAGCTGCTGTCATTGCGGGACTCGTGATTATTTTTTTTCACCTGGCCGCTATCGCTGGCGCTTTTTGTTTTGGTTTCTTCAGAACTTTTAAAAAGCTGCCTGTTGAGCTCGCAACCATGCAGGCAGGCAAGCACAAGAAGCACAGCGCCGGTAATGATTGATTTCTTAAGAACTGCCCAAAGTGAGCCACCTGCAGCTATACTTACGCCGAGCAGCGTCCAGCTGAACTTATTTATCTTGTCCTCAACTTTTTTAAGGCGTGTTCCATGTTCATTCACATTGCCGAGAAGGCCCTTATCATCTTTATTGAGGGGGTGACCTTGCAGCAAACAAAGGATAGAATCGACATTTTTTCCGATTTGTGATAAAGTATATTCNTGATCCATTAAAGTCCGAATAGGGATTTATAGGTGATAGGATTATTTGGCGGTGCTTCAGGTTGTGGGAAATCCGTAGGATTATCTTTAATAATTTTTTTGATACGATCGAGCCAAAGCCTGGCTGAGTCATTCACTGAGCGCAGGTAGTAACTGAAAGAATTATCGCTCACCGGTACCCGGCTAGATAGCGCATCATTTTGCCCAAAGCTTCCACCGGCAGCTGTGAGGCCTTCATCCATTTTTACATGTATAAAGGGCAGCGCTGCTGAAACGGTCATAGCGGCAATGGCTTTTTTAATTGCAAACAGCAATTCAGTTTCTTTGTCGGTCAAAGTACCGCCTGGAGCCGTTGTCTTGGTTTTAAGGGTTTGGAAAATAGTTGAGCCGATAGTTTTTTGAATATGTATATCCTCAACGTCAACCATTTTGGTCTTCAGGATCATAAAGTTTGAATGCGGCGATGCGGTTGCAAACAGCGTGTTGAATTCGGTGGCTGTTTTAATAAAAAGTTTTCTATACTCCTTATTGCCGTTGCCATCTCTCCACAATGGATAATCTGCTGCATTTGCTTCTAAAAACTGAAGTAGGGCTTCTGCAGCATCCATCGCCTCGTTGCGGTTTGCATCAACAAAGTTTTTTAATTGATACTGGAATGCCGTTTTCAGCTTTTCGGTTTCAGCTCTTCTAACCCCACCCTCACTAACTTTTACATCAGTTTTAGGAGTATAGTAAACGGCTACCCATGGCGCTACCACCCGCCTGGCCAGGTCCAGTAATTTTTTAATTCTATCGGTCAGCGGATCTGTGCCATCAAAAGCAGTCTGCAGTTCCTGGTATTGCTCCATGCCAAGCAGCGGAATCAAGTGTTTTGATTCAACCGTTGGGATTATAGATTTTATAGCAAGAAATGTTTCAACGCTGAGCGAAGAATAATCTTGAAATTCGATATCGGTTTTAAAAAGCATTAGCTTAATTTTTTTGTTGTGCCGCCGCCGGTGTCGAGGGTGGTAAGCACTGTGTCAGTAAATCGGAATACCAGTTTAGGATCCCATTTATTAAAATCTCTTACGAGGTAGAGCGGCGATAACAATAACTGGCGTTCCAGGGCTAGACCTGCGCAATAGATCAGGAACGCCTCTCTCAAATCAGATCCGCCGGATCTTTGCTGGCCGGTACCGATGGTACCAGCTCCAAACAATGTTGGGTTTATGCCTGCAGCAATTAAAAATTGAATGTCTGCTGCAGAACCTGTAAAGAGTTCGGCGTCATTATTGCCCGTATCTTTAATCGGCTCAATTTTTATGCGGCCATAGTCGGTTTGCTTGATCTGATCAACCTGGAAGAAGCTGACAAAAGATGAGTAGCCTCCATCTTCTTGAGTGAGGAAATTGTCCATCTTCTGCAGGAGCTGAGTTTTCTCATTCTCTTTCTCTTCGGTTGTCATGCCCTCCCACACTTCTGCACCAAATTTTTCAACAAAGTGAGAGATGGGTACTTCGATGTGGTACTTTATTTTAAAGGCATTTTGATACATCAGCTGCACCAGCTGAGGTATGCGATTTGCAATTTTGATCCAGCCGGCCAGGCGGGCACCATCCCAGGTTGTAAGTTGGTAGTATGTTTTCCCAACTGAGGGGTAGTTGACTGGCAGGATAGCGCTTTTCAGACCTTTTTTAGATTTTTTGGATGCCGCAATTTTGCGAAGCGATTCCAACGGGTTGTACAAGTCAATTGCGCTGACCGGCTTTACTAAAGATTTGTCCAGGGAGTTTACATTGGCGGAGCTTTGCTCTTTTAGTCCCTGAACTTTTTTAGCAGGATCAAACTTTGCAATCTGGTCTTTGGCCATGCCCCAGAATTTGCTTAAAAAAACTTTATTTGTTTTCCCATTTTGGTCGGCCTGTTGCAGCCTGCAATCGCAACTCTCCTGGTGTACCAGGCCTGTGATCGTCTCGCAGTCATTTGCCAGGATAAATTCCGGAAATGCGTTATTGAACCAGGTCCAGTCCTGCAAGTATTCGATCATGAACCGATTGAATTGCGGGGAGTTGATAAAATCATAAACCTTGGAATGTGTAGTAACATCTGCAGGTTCAAAAACTTCACCCTTACCCGTTACATAGCCTTTCACAAAGCCGGGCACGATGCCGCCGCCGTAGAGCATACGAGCTTTCCAGTCCAGGGCAGATTTACCAAGCCCGTAGCCGTCCATTTGGTTGATTACATTTTGCGGGAACCGGTTATCTTCACCCCACAAGGCAATGCCGAGCTCATTTAAAAATTCAGGAAAAGCCGGTGCAGTTCCCGAAGGGCTGTCATCAGTAAAAATTACAGCGCTTCCGGAAGCCTGTAAGAAACCGATATTGCCGGCAAGAATAGTTTTGCTCATATGATGGGTATAGAATTTAAATGTGTTATCAATGGGATGTGGATCTTCCGGGTCAGCCGGTTGGGCAGCTCCACGTTTACAGTGAAGTTTTCGTGATGATTTTGTGCTTTGGTTTCCCGGGATCCTGATTGAGAATTAGAATGTGTGCCGCCGGGCTCTTTTAGAATTACTCTGCAGCGTGGCAGCTCCATGACTGTTCCGCCTTTTCCTTTAGTTACATCTGCAGTTATATAACGGGCACTCAGCCACTGGCCGGTATATAACAGCTCCAACGATTCTTTTATGGTAAGGGCTTTCATAGGGTAAGGCAAAAATGCCTTAGAAAAATTGCTGCAAAAAGGACAGGTAGACGAGGGCAGCACCGCTAAAAAGAAAATAACCAATCCAGTTTTTTGCTTCTTTTTTACAAAAAAGAAGCCGCCACAAAGGGCGGCTTCTAAGCATTTTAATACTTATTAGCTTAAAAAGTCATGAGCATGGCTGCAAATATCAAAAGCCTTTTTTGTGCGCTCCAGTCCTGTGCCAAACATGATGGAGTTCAATTTGTGGTCTGCATTTTTATACGTCGCCACATTTTGATAAAAGCCTGTTATTGCATTGTAAGCGCCAAAGATTGTGCCTTTGGTCGTTTCCATTTGTTGGCTCTCTGCTTGCTGACTATAACAAAAAACCTGTTCGCAAGTATCATTAAATTGCTTGCTAAATTCAAATTTCTTGTTATTTTCTGCAATGGCTTTAAACGCTTCTTTGTTTGGGCTCATCGCCAAGCGAATTAGCTTTAAAGTTTCTTTATCTGATATAGTAACTTTTGCCCATTGCTTAAACATTTGTTCTAAAATTTCACCAGTTGAATTTGTAATAGCAATTATACGGGCTGCCTGTTGTAATTTTTCGACTGCATTGGCTGTGTGCTTGATGTACACAGCGTTTGAATGATTACGCAAAGCCATGTTAAGCGTATTATTGCAAACTATTCTAACGGGTGTAAAAGCTGCCATTATTGAGCCGCTGCCATCGTGCGAAGTGGTAAGAAAGATATATTTTTCAATCACATCCTTACTAGAGATGCGTAATGCATCGGGCATTTTTGCAGTTATGAAAATGCGCTCACCGTTGCCCAGTGCGCCCGCTGTTTCATACTCAATTTTGCTGTCTTGTACGAGGGCATCAAAAAATAAAAAAGCGTCTTTGTTTTGCACTACTTCGTATTTGCTGCCAACAATGCCAAGTATTTGCTCGTTGTCGGTTCTTACTGTGGCATGATAGTTTTGGATTTTTTCGAAGGTATGCCCAAGAGTAGCGTAAATACTACGTTTGTCAACTTCATAGTTTAGCCCTGCTAAAATGATTGCCTCCTGACTTGTGGGGCAATCCTGTACAATTTGCCCAAGCCCATGCCAGGCTTTTTCTTTAACTGAAAAAAATGAGTGTTTGCCGTTGTTAAAATTAAGATTGTGTGCCATGGTTTAAAAATATTTGATTGTTGTTAAATGTTGTTGTGCTTAGTCTTATGTTGGCTTGAAAAATTATAAAGTCTGATATGTTCAACCCATTTACAAAGGCATTGCCAAAACTGCAATGGTGTTTCCTGTAATAGTGGTTAAAATCTGCATCATTGTAATAATTTTCTAAGCCGCTGTTGCGTAATGCTTCTTTGGCGTGCTGCCTTGTTTGTTCTTTGTTTGTCATTTCCTTTCTGTTGATTCTTTGAAAAAATAAAAATGCCTGTACGCAAAAGCGCACAGGCAAATAATTACCATCTAATAAGCTCTTCCAGTTGTTTGCGTTTATCTGCAATTTTTTCTTTCAAAAACTGCAAAACGTCCTGGATGATTTCCGGGTTTTTAGTTGTAAACTCATTGCCGTCTGCATCTTCAATATTCAATTCTGTTCCCTCTCCGCTTTCAATGCTAAACTCACTTAGCTTTTTATCGGATTGGGTAAGTTTTGAATGCTTAGACTGCAGTTCAAAAAGTTTGTTCAACTTGTGTAACCGTTCCTCAAAGTTTTCAGAAATTCCAACCTTTGGTTGGTTTGGAGTTGACAAAACCACTTTTGCAAAATCTGTGGTTTTTTCAGCAGGTTGCAAATTTTTTGCATCCTCTTTTTTGGCGTTGGGAGTGCCGTTTGCGTTTGGTTTTACTACCATAAAAAAAAGCTAGTTTTTATACAGGTCGCTCGCCTGCTTTAATTAAATAATATACTGTAATTTACGAAAACCGCCTCAAAAAAGCAAGTTTTTTCCGTTCTTTTTTGTGTTAAAATATTGATAATCAATTATTATTTTCAGTTTTCAAAGAAAATTGAAAATTACCCTCTGTTAAGAGTCCGCCCGCACTATCGAAGCGAGGCGAACGCCTTAACCTAAAGGGAGGCATATATGAAACGCCCCCCCTTAAGAGAACATGCTTGACAGCTTTGCTGGCAGCATACCTTTTAGAAAGCATCCCTTCAACAGAAGATGCTTGACAGCTCTGCTGGAGAGCATACCTTATAGAATTGAATTGATGCGTTAGGGATGGAAGCGGTTACCATGTAAGAGTGGACAGCCCGGGCCGGAGGCAACGCCATAAGTTACCAGGTCTTTCTACTTATAGCCCAAACAACTTTGATGTCATGTGTACCAATATCCTTTCTTCTATAGGTACCGGTCATCCATGAATTTATAATATCAACATTTATCGGGTAACCCGGAAATACTTTTAGTAAGCTTAAGAGAATATCATTCGAAGTGAGATACATGCAAGACAATGGGTCATCACTAGGTTTAAAGTTGATATGAAAGAAAGAATGTACCGCCTCAATCTTAGCAGCTATAGCTGCAGCATCTTCAGCGTTTATTCCATCATCATCTAAAAATCCATTTTCACTGATCTTTACTTTGCAAAGGTTTTATAAAATAAGCGGCCAGGTCACTGCAAAGTACATCATAAGACGTCCTGCCGTTCTACGGCCTGCCTGACCGCTAAAACCTTTGGGACGTCTTACTATTATGAATGTACTTTGCCCTTCAAATATAGCAATTGAAATTTAATTTGTAGTTTTGAAATGAATTGACAAGCAGCTGCCTATGCTTGTTATCCTAATGAAACCCAATACCCCAGTGATGAAAGGATACGTGCCGGTAGAGATACCAGTGAAGAGGTATATAAAGGCTTACATAGAATCGAACTTAGGGCTACCAATTAAATTGGGCAGGCAATCACGCTCCTTAATAATCGAAAAGCTTCACGATTATTTAGAAAAAAAGGAACCAACCAAGCACTCCACTTCCCGAGAATACCCGGTAACAATAAAGGTTTACATCACATTTGCACAGTATCGTAATATAGGCGACACGCTTAGTTCCACGAACATCCGCAACTTTAATATTTTCTGCGAGACCTTGATCAAAGAAAAGTATTACAACCTAATGAATGATGCATGGGAGGTGCTACCCGGATTTGAATGTCACTTGCCTTCAATCCGAAAAAAGCTAGGTATAGATATTGAAGCCTGGTCTGACGACTCAATGAAGAAAGATTATTACCGCTATCGTAAACGCAAAGGGCTAAGGCTGCTGAATAGAAAAGAAAGATCACACTTAAAAATGTCAGCATTGCACTTACCGTTCTTATAAAAAATTTTGCAAAACTTGTCCCCACTAATTAAAATCTACCCAAAATGAAGTATCAAACGTCTGATCTAAAGAAAAAAACAGCAGGATATTCTCCTAAAATTTGTAAGATGTATTTAATTCCACTTGGAATATTAAAAGAAATCAGAACTAACGATGCAGGTATCTACCCCTGGCCGGTCGATGTGCCAACAAGTTCATTTGTTACAAAAAAAATTCGATCCATTGAATTGGTGGCTGATACCCTGGAAGTGTCTGAAACGTCTAAAGACAGCAAGGCCGGTGAGTTTAAAGAAATTAAAATTACCGTACAGTCAAACAACCTGGAGCCAGATCAGCTGCTTAGCCTGAATTCATTTGCAGCGCTCCCCCACCAGGTGTTACTATACGTAAATGGAAGAACTAAGATATATGGGGAAATAGATCGTGGACTTGATATCGCTTTTGATACAGTGCTTTCAAATGAAGGTATTGGGTTGGCTAAAGCTTCAATTGTTATTACCGGTCAAAGTAGGCTCGCAGCGCCATATACAAGCCTTACTCCTTAGTTTCTGTCCTTTATAAGTTGAGTCGCATAGGCAATTTTTGTACCCGTTATAAAAATTACCCATGTCGTTTAGCCCGTTGCTATCAGCAATTTTTCGGTCTCCCTGGTTACTTGATGAGTCCTATGCAATGTCAATGTTGCCTACGGTATTTCGTTTAACGAAAGGCGAAGATGTTAGTTTTGGCGAATCGAAGATAAAGGATCCGGAAGCCTCATTTGTTGCAGCGACTAAGAGTAATGTACCTGTTTATTCTGTTTATCCTGATAGTAACTTGTCAGCGCTCCCGCAAAATTCAATTGCAGTTGTAGGTATTTCAGGGCCTTTAATGAAAGCCGGTGGCTTTTGTTCATACGGCATGATGGATATAGCTAATCTAATTACCCGGCTGGGTAATAATGATAATGTAATAGGGATTGCTATTGATATTGACTCCCCCGGTGGCCAGGTATATGGCACCACACTTTTATCAGACACAATAAGAAATGTAAATGCATGGAAACCGGTTATCGGTTTTGTGAACGATGGCATGGCGGCCAGTGCTGCTATGTGGATCGGTACATCATGCCGTGAGCTTTATGCAACAAAAAGAACTGATAAGTTTGGCAGCATTGGAGTTTACACAACCATCGCCGACTGGAATGGTCACTACAAAGAATACTTCAAGTTGCATGTGGAAGATATATATGCTCCGCAAAGCACAGAAAAAAATAAAGAATATGCCGATGCGCTGGCTGGTGATGATAAAGAACTGAAGGAAGATCTAAGTGTATTAGCAGAACAATTTATTGCCACTATACACGCAAACCGGGGAGATCGCATAAAAAGCGAAGACTGGAATACCGGCAAAATGTTCTATGCACCGGCTGCAAAAAAAATGGGCCTGATTGACGGAATAAAATCCGTAAGCGAAATATTCGATCGTATTGAATCGCTTGCCGGTTCTCGCATTACTTCAACAAAAAACAATTCTAAAAATATGGCATTCACAAAAACACTGACTGCAGCAGCTTCAGAAAGCTTCGCTGTAGTAGAAGGCGGTTTCTTGCTAACAGAAGAACAGCTAAACAGCATTGAAGCACGTTTGGAAACCGCAGAACAGTCAGCAGAAGCTGCAGCAAAATTACCAGGTGTGGAAACAGCGCTGGAAGCAGCAACAAAAAAAGCAGATGATTCGGCTGCTAAAATTACTGAACTGGAGGCCGAGTTGAAAGAATTCCGCAGCGCCGCCAGTGGCGATGGAACACAACTTCCAATCGCCGGTGACACTCCCAATGAATCAAAAAAAGTTCGCAGTTATAACGATCCGAACTCAGCGATCAATAAAAAAGCAGATCGCCGTTTGGCTCGCAGTTAATAAAAAATTTTCAAACTCTAAAAACAAAAAAAATGGCAGGAATTACCGCTACAGATATTGTAACACAATGGGGAGATTACGCCCAGGATCGTGGCCAGTCTGAGGCCGATTTAAATGAAGTGCTTCGTGAAAGCCTGGAAACTGAGCTTCCGGATATGAGCGTGGTTCATTCAAATGACACCATCTTACAAAGAAGCAATGTGGCTTACGCCGAAGTGTTGCAGGCATTTCAACAAACTTTCACGCCTAAAGGCAATGTTACATTCACACCAAACGAGATCCGTTTGCATCGTGTGAAGGCTGACATCATTTTCACTCCGGACGACCTGGTTGATACCTGGGTGGATTTTCTGTCTTCAACAAAATTGAGCCGTGAAGATTGGCCATTCGTTCGCTGGATCGCCGACCGTTATGTGCCGCAACAAATCGCCGCTGATATTGTAAACAATATGTATGGTGCGGTTCGTGTTGCTCCTACGCCTGGCACTGCAGGTGCTACATCTGCATCTTTTAACGGTTACAAAAAAATCATCAATGATGCCATCACTGCCGGTAAGGTTGTGCCCATCGTAACCGGTGCTTTGAATGCTGACGCTGCTACCATGTGTACGCAGTTTGAAAGCTTCGTGAAAGCCATCCCCGAGCTGTACCAACACGTACCAAAAAGCTTGCGTGTGCGTCGTGCTATTGAGCAACGCTTCAAAGAAGGCAAACGTGCTAAATACGGGGCCATGAATAACACATCTGATGTGAACACTCAGATCATGGACTTTGAAGAAAATATAGTTCGTGGTACTGCTGCCATGGCCGGGGCAAACAAAATCATTTGTTCGCCGAAAGTTAATAGCATCATAGCCTTTAAGGGTTACGAGAATATCAATAATCTTGAAATTCAGGCGGAAGATCGCCAGGTGAAAGTGTTCACCGATTTCCATGTAGGCCTCGGCTACAATGATTGGAGATTGGTTTGGACAAACGACCAAGAGCTAACTTAAAATTAAAAAAGAAAAGAGCAGGCTTTATGCGTGCTCTTTTCATTTATTCATTCAAAAAAAACTATAAAAATGGCTGAATTAACATTAGAGTCTCTTGCAGATGAGATTAAAGCTTTGAAAGAGCAAAATGCAAAAATGGCTGAAGAAAACGGCGCTTTGCAAAAAAAAGTGGCTGATCTTACTGCCGCTCAAATTGAGGACAAACCGGAAGAACCGCTGTCTGTGCCCACTGAATTGCTGGAACACAAAGGCGAAACTTACAAGTTTGCAGCGGCGGGTTATCGCACGCATACAGCAGACGGTGAAACCTTCATTTCTGCTGCAGAACTGCAGGCTGATGAAAAACTGGTTGCCGAACTTTTAAAAATTAAAGGCCAGGGCATCCTGATCAAGCAGGCATAAAAAAACTAAACTAAAATTCAATCTGGTACCGTACAAGAAACAATATTTTAAAACAAAATCAATTCTTATCCTATGGGAGCTTATGATAACGTAAACCTGAACAAGCGGCTGAATACCGCTCCTGGTATTGCGCAATTTGCGTTGATCGCAAAGAAATCCGATTTCGAAACAATCAGTGGCATAGCGGTTCCAACAGAGGCAACGCCTTTGGCCGACACAGTGAAAATTAAAACTGCTCACACCTTTAAGGCTGGCAAAGCTTGGGCAAAATGGTCACTTGCAAAAGACAAGAACCAAATGGAAGCCAATGCTGAGGGAGATCCTTCTTTTCGCCAGCTGAAACAAGTGGCAACGGTTTTTGTACCCGGGTCTTACGACCTGGCGCATGCTACCATGGCAGCGCTTTTGAATGAAGATCTTATTGTGTTAGTGAAAGACGCAAACTGCGGCGCTAACATGTATTATCAACTGGGTAATGAATGTAGCGCTGCTACCATCAATCCAAAATTTACCAGTTCAACAACTGCCAGCGGTGTAAAAGGCTATGAAGTTCAAGTTGAATATTCTGGCCCTTGCATTCAAATTTACGATGCTGAGATCGGAACCACACTGGCCGACGAGGAAGGCGCTGCCATCGAGTTGACGTATGCAACCGGTACCGTAAGCACTCAGTCAGGCGTTACAGGAACCGTTCCTGCTTCTGATCCAGATGTGAAGTTTGAATTCACCAGCATCTCTGGTCCTTATACCACCACCAAAACAATGATCATTAAAGTGGGAGCTTCCACTGAGATTACAGTTGTATTTGCGGTTGGATATGCCGGTAAGGCATTCACGTTTACAGATGCTGCAGGAATTGCACATGCTGGAAACTTTGTAGAAGCCACAGTTACATTTGCATAATTACCCCCCCCCTGTGAAACCACCAAAGCATTGGCCGAAAGGTCAGTGCTTTTTTTGTATATTTGCAAAAAGGAGGCGAGCCACCTCTGTAAAAATTGGCCTTTCATTATGGCATCTACAGCAAAATTCATTTATGCTCAGCAGAGCAAAAAAACATTAGCAGGCCCTTATATTTTTCATGCCAGATCTCCGCATTGCATTTTAGAGATGGCCAAAGCTCCGGGTTATATTTACTCCGGCCATAAAGGCGCATCATTTAAAATAATCAAAGAAATTGAATTTGTTTCCCCGCAGGAAAAACAACGAATCGAGCAGCAGGCCGATGAGTGGTTTTACTCTCAAATATCACAGCAGCTTTTAAATCCTTAACTGTCCTTTTCTCCCGCCACTCGATGAAATAATTTGCCTCCATGTTAGAGGCAATCCGTTTATGGCTTAATTCTCAGCGGCAGTATTTGCCCGGCATTATCTTGGCCGGCCAGTTTTGCAAACTGCCTATTCTGGATCTATTGCGAAAAGGCGAATCGCCCCGCAATCGGGAGCGCCTGGAAAAAATTATGTGGGATGAATTGAACCGGCTTAAAGAAGGCCGGCCGCAAGGGATCGCCACTGCTCCTCCAGCTCCAGCCAAAAATATAAAACTGCCCAATCCGGAACCGGTTAGCAAACCTGTTCATATTGGCTCCCCCATTTATGATGCTGCAAAGCTTGAAGCAGATAAGATGTATCGCCAGGTGATGGCTGATCGTGCAGTGCTGTTCAATAAAGCCTCATGCGAGGCGTACGAAGATCCCAACACACCTGATCGGGTCAAAAGCCGCTCAAAGCTTGCTCTCGATGTGGTGGAAGGCTACCGCAAAGCCAGCGCACTGTACGAAAAAGCAGATTACATCGCCCGGACAGGATCTGTGCCCAATACAGAAGAAACGCATGAGGAAGATTATGCAGCTCTCCCGGATATCAGGCTAAAGCCAACGATCTCTAATATTCAAAAGAATTTAAGCAAGCTGCGCAAACGAGAGGCAACGCCGGAAAGGCTTGCATTGATTGCAGCGCATGAAGCTAATTTAAAAAAACTGGAGGAAAGATGGCGTTCGTTAAACAAATAACTGAAGATCCCACGCCTCCGGTGGATAGCTTCACTGCTTTTACGGCAGTAAGCGATGGAGTGATTTGTCGTAAGCCAAAAAAATTAGAAAGATTAGTTAATCAGGTTGCGGATGGCAAAGAAATTCACTACCTGAGCGATGGATATTTTTCTTTACATGACCTGGTGATTAGCCTGGTTAAAAAGTACCAACCGGTTGATGTTTTTTTTACAACGTATGCCCTCAGGGAGTTGCCGGTTCGTCAACTGGCCATGTGCAAAACAGATGGGCTAATCAATGAAATCCATTGTGTGCTGGATTACAAAGCACAGGTAAGATCAGCAGAAGTAAACGCATTTGCACAAAAGAATTTCACTACACTTTGTTTAAAGCCTATTCATGCTAAAGTGTGCGTGATCAGGTCTGCGGATATTGATATCTCCATTGTGGGCAGCGCCAATTGGACCGTAAATCCAAAAGTGGAAGCGGGGGTTCTGAGCTGCACAAAAGAGTCTGCAGATTTTCATATTTCATGGATTAAAAAAATGATTTCAAATGAGCGCATCTTTTAGCAAAAAAGATCTGAACCTGATTGAAGACCTGGCTTCTGTTTTTTTTACCGAAAAAGAGACGGCCATTTTTATGAAGATCCCCTGGCAAATTTTTGAGCGGGAGATAAAAAATGAAAACAGCGAGATTCATTTGCATTATTATTCCGGTTGGCGCCAGAGCGAATATGCTTTGCGCAAACTGATTTTAAATTCTGCAAAAGCCGGCAGCACACCGGCACAAAATACAATGATGGATATCCAGAAGAAAGCATATTCAAACAGATTAAGATGAGTAAAAGTTCCAACATATCAAACTACCTGGTAAAAACAGGGCAAGAGATCGCAACGGCTACAGAATCGCTGCTGGAATACACGCAAGACTGGCAGATCATCCTGGAGTTCATGAAGAATCGCATCGAGGGCATTAAGCTTACAAAAAAACAGCAGGAGAAAATGAAGCGCTACCAGTTTGCATATGGCCAGGCTTCTTCCGGAAGGTTTACAGATGCTGAGATTGTAAACCTGCTCATGAGCGAATACCCAATAGGGCTCACGCAAGCTTATGAAGACATGCGCTGTATGCGTGAGATATATACAGTTGTTGGTAACATAAATAAAAGATACGAGATCTCAATAGAGCTGCAGATTAATCGCCGGCTCATGATCAAATGCGAAGAGATGGGCGAAATGCTCATACTGGCCATGTTTGAAAAGAACCGGGTTGCATTATTAAAAGAGCTGCAGGAGCTGGAAGAAAATCACGCTGATGATTTTAAGGGCCACACTTTTTACCCTGTTTTCGATCCTAAGCTTATCAATGACGTTGTGATTGATGAGCGTGAGCTGATGCGAGTGATCAATGAGAAGCGAGCCGTTAAAATAGATATGGCAAAAATAAGTACCGATTTACCCTATGAAGAATCCCGAGACGAAAATCCATTACAACCGCCCCCAGCTACGTAGTATGCTGATTGGTGCGCCGGTGGAAATTCTGATCGCCGGCCGTGGTACAGGAAAGACGGAAGGAGTTTTGGCTCCAAAATCTGCTATTAGCTATTTGGGTACCATGCCCAGGGCTACAGGCGTAATTGTGGGTGCTACGTACAATCAAATCTTAACACGAACACTGCCCGGACTTGTAAAGGGCTGGGAGATGCTGGGCTACAAAAGGGACGTTCATTTTGTCATTGGTAGAGCGCCGTCAGAAAAATGGATCCGCCAATGGAATTGGCCGGGCCCTTATCGAATGCCTTTTAAGTTCAACTACTGTATTAGTTGGTGGAATGGCGCTCTTGTTTATTTTGTAAGCCAGGATATTGTTGGGTCGAGTAATGGTATAACAATCGACTGGATCATAGGTGATGAAGCAAAATATTTAAAGGAAGAAAGATTTAATCAGGAACTGCTGCCTGCGAATCGTGGGATCATTCCGGCTTTTAAAAATAACCCTTTCCATCATGGCATTACATTAACAACCGATATGCCAACGGGCAGTGGTGGCCGCTGGTTGCTTGATAAAGAAAAAGAATCAGATCCTATCCGGGCAAATGAGATCCTGAAAATTCAAAAAGTAATTTCATCGCTCAGGGCAAATATGGAAAGAGCTCGCAAAGTTGATAAGCCGCATTATTATAAACAGATCCGGGTGCTTGAAGAGGAGATTAATGATTTGCGAAAAAATCTGCTGTACTATCACGAAGCTTCAAGCCTTGAAAATATTCATGCGTTGGGTATAGATTATATCAAGCAGCAATTGATGCTGACAACGCAATATGAATTTGATACACAAATTTTGAATTTGCGGTTAGAAAAAGTTGAGGACGGCTTCTATCCCGATTTTGATGAGGATGTGCATGGTTATACTTCCATAAACAATGCATTCCTGGAAGGTTTGAATTATGACTTTTCAAAGATCGAAGGCATTGACTGCAGGCGTGATGCAGATCTTGACGCAAAGAAAGGATTGCATATCGCCATTGATTACAACAGGCGCATCCATCCTCTGGTAGTATTGCAGGAAACAAAAACTGAATTACGAATAGTAAAAGGCTTGCATTCTTTGTTTCCGAAAAAATTAAAAGACGTCGTTCAAAAGTTCTGCGATTATTACAAGCCGCATAAAACAAAGATTGTTTACTACTGGTACGATCAGACTGCAGTGAGTGATTTGAATGAGACCCGGCAATGTGATGATGTGGTGAAGATCCTGCGCAAAAATGGCTGGCAGGTTGTGCGAATGTACATGGGCATTGCACCTGAGCATATCGACAAATACAATATGTACGGGCATTTGCTGCAAGAGGATGGCCATTACAATAGGAGCTTCCGCATCAATAGAGAAAATGCGGCTGCCTTAATACGCTCCATTAATTTGGCGCAGGCAGAGATTCGTAAAGGTGGGTTTGGAAAATTGAAATTGAGTGAAAAAGATCCGAAGTTTCCGGCTGAGGATGCTACTCATTATTCTGATGCATTAGATATGTTGGTGTGGGGCTTACTTGAAAGTAAGATCAGGTATGCTGCACCATCCGGTAGTTCTTTGATAATGGGTTAAGCTTTGCTGCTTTCTGTTTTTTTTTCTTTGAGATCTTCAAGCTCTCGAAGCAGTCGTTCATTCTCTTTTTTCAAAAGTTCGATCGTTTGCTTCTGTGCTTCCAGTGCTGCAGCTGCAGTAATATTTTCAACTGATAGAGTTTGCAAATGTCGGGGTGCATTTTTAACGAAACTTTGTTTTTGTTCAGACTCGAAATCAACAAGTTTTTGAAGATTAACTATGCCCTTTTCTATGCAGGGGTCATATATTCCGTTTATAAAACTTTCTAATTTTTTGTAAACTTCTCCATCAACTGGCCGGGTTCCGCCTTCCCATTTGTAAATATTGTGAGCTTTTACGTGCAGCAGTCTTGCCAGCTCGTTAACATTCATCCCAAGTTCTTCACGCTTGATTTTCAAGCGATTGAGTATATTTTCTGTCATGGCTATTAAATAATTTAAAGGGCTTGAAAAAAAAATTAGAAAACTATTTGGAAAATTCGCAAACTTTCCAATACCTTCACGTTGCCGATATAAACATAAATAAAAATTTGATTCAAAACAATGAGAAAAAGAGCGCATGATGAAAGAGTGAAGGATGTTGTCGAAGAAATCAAAAAAATAAAACCAATGATAACGTCCGAAGATCGAAAAGCATTTATGGAAAAATATGATGTTTCCGAATCTGGCTTATCAGTTTTATTAAGCGGTGTAAGAAAATCGCTATCAAAAAATTTGCAGGTTTTAGAATTCTTTAAAGAAAGGATTCGAATAACAAATAAAAAAATAGAAAGTGTTATAAAAAACTGATGAAACAGACAGACAAAAAAATAATTAACGTTCGTGACCTGGCAGGCGGAAAATATTTTGCAGATTTTTTTTCTATTGTGCTGCCTGCTGATATTGATCTGGAGCCGGGCATGCAGTATATCCTGACGCATAAATCAACCGCCATAGGCTTGGTTGAAGTGGTGGACGTAAGAACTTTTAAAGTTGATCAGGTGCGCTCTTTTATCGCTGCCAGCGAAACAGGCGATACCAACGTAAAAAAGTTTCATAAAAAAATGCAGCTATTCGACGGTCCGCTGGAACCAAAAGATGAGTTGGCCAATGTGGTTTTGAAATATGTAAAACGAGATTTTAAAATTCAGCAGCAGTTATTAGCAGTGTGGTGGAGTGATTTGGTAACACAGGAGTAAACCTAAACCAAAACATATGTATAATGTAAATGCAACCCTTAAGAATTTTGCGAGCCCGCAGTATTGCGAACAGCTTGATGTATTCCTTAAATTTTCTACGCCGTTCTACTGGCGTGTGAAACAAAAAAATAGTGAGTTGGCAGCTCGCATTTTTGATCCGGAAGAATTATACAATAATAGCGATGGCGCTTTGGAAGAGATAAAGATCATCAAGATTCACAACGCATATAGCGTGGGCGAACTTGAAAGCCTCCTCCCTGATTACTGCATCGAAAAAGTAAACAATCGGTTTCGTGTGTTTTGCGATGCGGTTTACAATATTCCGGAAACGGAGAGCGAAAAGCTTGCAGATGCGCTGGCCATCATGGCAATTGCAGGCTTACGTAGACGAGTAATTTCAATTGAACCTTTAATAAAAAGACAGCAATGAACATAATAATAGGATTTGCAATAATTGTAGTTTTTTCAATTGTATTGTTAGCGTTCCTTATAGGGTACTTAATCGGCATGAAGCATTTCGACAAAAAGTTGAATGCGGCTGATCCCCTGGAAGCGCTCAACTATTTCAAAGAAAATTATCAACCCAATTTATAAACATGGCAGAGATCACAGCAGCAGCAGCAAGAGCATTAGCAGATGCAAATTCAGGAATAATCGAAACAGAGTTAGAGAATGTATATACTGGTGTAACGGCCAGGGCTACAGCAGGCTTTTATGATTATGAGCATGTTCTCACGGAGCCATCAACAAAATCTGCAGTAATCGCTCATTTAGTTAGTATTGGTTATGTAACAGATGTATATAGTGATGAAGTAACAATTAAAATAAGTTGGGAGGCAGTATAATGAATACACACGCAAGATCCAAACAAAGAAGGGAAACATTAAGAAGAAAAAAGCATTACCAAAGAGTAAGGTTTTTTGAGCTAAGGAAAAAAGCATTAAAAGGTAATTCCGCTGCATTGGGATCATTAAAAGAATACGAATTAATGATGCAGAGAAGGTTAAGCTTTGAATTTAAATGCCGGGCAGGAGTAGCAGGTTCTGTAAGAATCTTAAATCAAAGGCAAAGAAGAAAAAGGGCTCGGCAAACTGGAAAATGGGGATGATTATTAATTTTTATCAAAACGTAAAAAATAGTATTTGAAAAACCGGTTTGAGTTCTACATATACAGTTGAAAACTCCACCCTTTTCCAGGGGTGGTTTCAATCGGCAGCATGGACGAGGGGTTAGTCTCTCAGTCGTAAAGACTGGGATAGGTCAGTTCAAATCTGACTGTTGCCGCAAAAAGATTTTCGTGGTTTGAGTGTTTGTTGGTTTTGGTTTTGATAGGGGTGATGTAACCAGGGTGTCAGCCGGTGGTTTGAGGTGAGAGCAAAAAGTGATCCGGCTGGCCCCATTGGTTTTAAAATTTAATTGAGAAAAAAGCATGGTTCAGGAAAATAATATATCAGCAGAGCAGGCAGCCAAAGTATTGGCAAAGCACGGCTTGTCGGTTACAACCGGTCAGGCGGCTGAGATATTAAGATTTCTCGCTACATTAGTTGGAATAAAATTATCAACCAATGAAGCATAACGTAATTCTCTATATGAGAGTATCTACCGACGAGCAGGCCGACAAAGGCTACTCTCAGCGCTATCAGGATGAAATGTTGCGCCGTTTTTGCCAGGTAAACGATCTCAATATTGCCGGAGTTTTTTTCGAAGATTATTCAGCAAAAACATTCAACCGGCCGGAGTTTAAAAAAATGCTCCTGATGATCAGAAAATCAAAAGGATCATTAGCCTCACAACTTCTGTTTATAAAATGGGATCGCTTCAGCAGAACGGCATCTGATGCTTATCAGATGATTGCTACGCTGAAAAAATTAGGCGTATCGGTAAACGCTACCGAGCAGCCGCTCGATCTTTCGGTACCCGAAAATAAATTAATGCTCGCCTTCTACCTGGCCGCCCCTGAGGTGGAGAATGATCGCAGGGCAATGAACATATACTCAGGCATGATCCGGGCAAAAAAAGAAGGCCGGTTTATGGGCATGGCGCCTATAGGTTATGTCAACAAAACGATCAATGAAAAAAAGCAGATCGTAAAGACTGAGAAAGAAAAATACATACGCTTTATTTTTGAAACAATTGCAGAAAAAAAATACAGCTCCGAAAGCGTTTTGAAAAAAGTGCGTGAGATGGGATTAATCTGCAGCAAGAATAATTTTTGGAATATCCTCCGCAATCCTGTTTATGCAGGCTTTATACCTGTGCCGGCAATGAATGGCCAGCCTGCATATATGCAGCAGGGCCAGCATGAGGCTATCATATCTCCTGCCCTTTTTTATTTGGTGCAGGATATCCTGGATGGGCGCTACAAAAAGCAGCGTGAAAAATTAAAATTCGATGATCAGTTTCCGCTTCGTGGCCTTATACGCTGCACCAGTTGCGGCGCTACACTTACGGCAAGCACGTCGTTGAACAAGCGAAAACAGCCGTATAGCTATTATCATTGCACAAGCCGTTGCGGCCAGCGTTATCGTGCTGAGTTGGTGAACGAGCAAATGGTAAAAGAGCTGCACAAGCTTACGCCACATCCTGCAGTGAAAGAACTGCTGAAACTGGTGGCGCTAAACATGACCAGGGACCTACGTCAACAAACAACCAGGGATCTGAAACGAATCAAAGAAGAACTGATTTGTGTTACCCGGGAGAAAGAAAAAGCATTACAATTACTGTTGGCCGATTCAATAGCGGCCGATGATTATTCACTCATAAAAAACCGAAGCGAGCAAGCTACTTTCAAGCTAGAAAAAGAGTTAGCGGATCTGTCGCAATTATCAGGCGACAATCCAATGATCGAAGAATGTATTACGGTACTTGAAGATCTGCCCAATTTGTATGCAAGCAGTACAGCTGAGCAAAAAAGGGAGATCCTGTGTTCGATGTTCACGGAAAAACTCGAGTTTTCAAAACTCGGCTTTCGAACACTGCCTTTAAATGAAGCCATGCAACTGATATTTAATACAGGCGCAGCTTTCAGGCAAAATAAAAAGGGACAAACCGGTTTAAATTTCAGTTTGTCCCATCAGGTGATCCCGCTGGGACTCGAACCCAGGGCCCATACATTAAAAGTGTATTGCTCTACCAACTGA